TACAGCTGGGTGGGCAACGGCACATCACTTTATAAACAAAACACATCCTGATACAAAGATAACTGTAGTGGCCACAAAAGAAATTCCTATTATAGGAGTTGGTGAAAGTACAACAGGCCGTTTTAATGATTTAATAAATTTACCTAACAACCTAACAGGTGTAAATGAAAGAGATTTTTTAAAACAAACAGAATCTACTTTTAAACTAGGTATTAAACATAGTGATTGGCATACAGTAGGTAAATCTTTTTACTCTCCAATTGGTGATAACTATTCAAATCATTTTAAATTTCCACACGAAGATTATGATAACTATAGAATATACCATATAGCAGATAAAAAAGATTATAGTCAAACCTTTCAATCTCGTTTAATGGCAGAAAATAGAGTACACTTTATAAACAATAATAATGTATATGAAAAACACGAACATTTTCCTTTAGCATATCATTTAGATACTTACAAAGTTGGACAGTATTTAAAAGAAAAGGCCATCGCTGTTTCTAAATGTAAATATATTGATGACCAAGTTATAGATTTTAAACAAGATGAAAATGGATTTGTTAAAAGTTTAAAAACAAAAACAGGCAAAACAATTAAAGGTGATTTGTTTATTGATTGTACTGGTTTTGCTAGAGTGTTAATAGACAAAGTAGAAGAAAACAAATGGGTATCTTATTCAGATAATCTATTAGTAGATAGTGCTTTAAACTTTAACTATGAACTTGAAGAAGATGAAGAAATAAAAACTTACACTCACGCTTGGGCTCAAAAGTATGGTTGGTGTTGGGAGATACCTACTCAAACACGAATGGGTTGTGGTTATGTTTTTAGTAGTCAGTTTACAGATTTTGATAAGGCCTATGATGAAATATCTAAAGTAATGAAAAATAGAAAAATAAAAGTACAAAGAGAAATTAAATTTAAAACAGGCCGATTAGAAAAGTTTTGGTGTAAAAATGTATTGTCAACAGGATTATCAAGCGCCTTCATTGAACCATTGGAGGCCACTTCAATACACGCTACCATAATGCAGATAACACACTTTATAGAAAATTATTTTAAAAAGGATATGCCTTTTGAATGTAACCTACTTCAACAACAATACAATAGGGAAATGACTACTATGTGGGATGAGATAAGAGATTTTATAGTATTTCATTATATTACTCCTAGAAAAGATACAAAGTTTTGGACTGAATCTACAAAAGAAGAACGATTTAGTCCTAGATTAAAAGATATGTTAGAAATGTGGAAATATAGAATGCCTAGAATAGTTGATTATATAACAGACAAAGGAAACAATTTTTACAATATAGGAAATACTTTATGGTATCAGATTGGTATTGGTATGAATTACTTTGATTCTAAAATAGCAAAAAAAGAATTACAAGATTATGGTATCTATGATTTAACCAAACAACACTACCAAAGAGTATGTAAAGAAGTGAATAATGCGATTCACTTAACTCCTAAAACAAACGAGTATTATAACTCATTATGAAACTAGCCTTACTAAACGATACTCATTTTGGATGTAGAAATGACTCTCCAGCATTTATGGAGTATCAAAACAAATTTTATGATGAAATATTTTTTCCCTATCTTATAGAAAACAATATTAAAACACTTGTTCATTTAGGTGATGTGGTTGATAGAAGAAAGTTTATTAATCATAATACAGCACATAATTTTAGAGTTAAGTTTTGGGATAGACTAGAAGACTTAAACATTGATACTCATATTATTATAGGTAACCACGATACTTATTATAAGAATACAAATGAAGTCAATGCTATGGAAAATTTAAATATAACATCACAAGCTTCAATTTATACAAGACCACGTGAAGTAGAATTTGATGGTACTAAAATACAGTTTCTTCCTTGGATATGTGATGATAATTACGAAGAATCAATACACGCCATAGATCACTCAAATGCCGATATATGTTTTGGTCATTTAGAAATAAAAGGATTTGAAATGCACGGTGGTCATATGAATGAACACGGTTTAGAAAGAAATCAATTTAGAAGATTTGAAAAAGTATTATCAGGCCATTTTCATAAAAAATCTGATGATGGTCATATCTATTACCTAGGAACTCAATATCAAATTATGTGGTCAGATCATAACTGTCCAAAAGGCTTTCATATATTTGATACAAATACTAGAGAACTAAAAAGAATTGAAAATCCTAGTGTAATATTTAAAAAGTTTATATATGATGATACAAAATATGATTACACACACCAAAAACTAGAACCATTTGATAATTGTTTTGTTAAGTTATTTGTATCTCAAAAAACAAAAGACGAAATGTATAGTAAGTTAATTGAAAGATTTTATAATGACATTAATGTACACGAACTGGTAATTGTTGAGGATCCTAGTGATATTAAATCTACAGTAAGAGAAGATATATTAGAACAAGGCGAAGATACACTAACATTTTTAAGAAATTATATTGACCAGGTAGATACAGATTTAGATAAACATAAATTAAAAGAGTTTGCTAAAGAACTTTATGTGGAGGCTAGTGAATAGTGCCTAAACAAGAACTACCAAGAAAAATAATAAAACAAGAAATGATGTGGCCTACACCATATTGGCACACAATGATTTGGGACTTTATGAGAAGTGAACGAAGTATATCTTTTAACGAAGATTTTACAGGTTGGATTTTAGGTCAAAAGGAAAAAAATAAATCAGTTAAAAAATCAAATAGAGGTGGTTGGCAAAGTGATTTATATAAACCTGAAGGAGAATTTGAACCATTGGTAAAACAGATAAAAGAATTTTGTTACCATTTACCTTTAGATATAAAAGAAATATTTATACCTCAACTATGGGTAAATGTAAACATACGAGGTGATTGGAATACAATACATCAACACGGCGCTTATCATTTAGCAGGAACGTATTACGTAAAAGTACCAAAAGATAGTGGCCGTATTGTCTTTAGAGATCCAAGACCAGCTGCTATTGGTAATCTGTTTATTAATAATAGATTTGATAAAGGTGAATTTAAAAACGTAAACATTATGGAAGGCCTACTTATGATATGGCCTTCTTATTTGGACCACTTTGTAGAACCAAGTCAAACAGACGAAGAAAGAATATCAATAAGTTTTGATATAATGGCAAGATGATAACATTTAAAAAGATAAGATATAAAAACTTTTTATCTACCGGCAATACACCAATAGAAATCAATCTAAACAAATCAAATACTACTTTGATTGTAGGTAGTAACGGCTCTGGTAAATCAACTTTGTTAGACGCCTTGTGTTTTGTTTTATTTAATAAACCATTTAGAATTATTAAAAAAGAACAAATGGTCAATACAGTAAACCAAGGTGATTGTGAAATAGTTGTAGAGTTTGATGTTGGCACTAAACAGTACAAAATAATTAGAGGTATTAAACCAAACATATTTGAAATTTACCAAGACGGACAATTGTTAAACCAAGACGCCTCTAATATTGACTATCAAAAATATTTAGAAAACAATATAATGAGATTAAACTATAGATCATTTTTACAAGTTGTATTATTAGGTTCATCATCTTACGAGCCGTTTATGAAAATGAAACCAAGGTACAGACGAGAAGTGGTAGAAGAAATATTAGACATAAGAGTATTTGGACTTATGGATTTAATATTAAGACCTCAACAATCAGAATTAACTAGAAATGTAACAGAATTACGCCATAAATGTGATCTTATAGAATCCAAGTACGAAACAGAATTAAAACACTACAAAGCGCTCTCCGACCTTAACCTGAACGACCTGGACGGTAAAAGGAAGACATTAGAGAAGAATGGTGAGGTTAGTTATCAATATCATAAAAAGATAGAAGAAATCAATATAGAACTAGAATCATATCAGGATAAAGTAAAATACAAAGATAAAGAACAGGCCAAGTTAAATAAACTATCTAAACTAGAGGCCAAAATAGAACAAAATTTATCTACACACAAAAAGAATTTAGAGTTTTTTGAAGAAAATGATAATTGTCCTACTTGTACTCAACCACTACAGGCAGAATTTAGAGGCGAAAAGATCGCTTATGAAAAAGGTAAATTAGTTACTTTAAATGATGGTATGAAAAAATTAATGGAAGAAATATCCAGACAAGAAGAACTTATTACGGCTATGGAAAAAATGTCTAATAAGATGTATGAAATGAATG